TACATAGTTATGATAACCAACCCATGTTGTACCATTATGAATTAACATGTCTACTTCATCAACTATTGAACTATACCATAGAGTGCCGTCTTCTGTTAAGCTCTTAGGTCCAGTAATTGAAGCTGTATATGTTAGCTCTTTCCAGTTTGAAGCAACCCAGTCACTTGCAGTATCACCTGTTGGTGCTGTATACAAGTTACCTGTGCCTGTTCCGTTAGCAAAGTTATATACACTAAAGCCTGCTAATGCTAATGCACTATCAGTATCTTTAATTCTAATTTCACCACCTAATTTGTGTGAAATAGATACTCTATTACTTGAATCAACTGTAGCAACAACATTTGTAAATCCTGCTGCGTTAATTTGACCTGCAATTACATCTGCGTCACCTGCTGCTGCAGTTGTTGTTACTGAAATAGTTTTAGCACTATCTAATGCTAAAGTAGCTGCTAATGACTCTTGTAAAGTAAATGTTCTAGTAGCGGCAGTAAGTTGAGTTGTAATAGCTGTACCAGTTATTACTGTTGCTCCTGTTGCTGCCCTAGTATAAATTTTACTAGTAGCAATTACCGGACTTACTTCTTCTACATTTGTGTTTACATATAACCCGCCAAGTGCAATAGTTTTACCGCCACCGGATTTGTCAAGCCCGTAAATTGCAGCTTGTCCTGTGTCATAAACTGGTGCTAGTATATTTGACCAAAGTTGAGTAGCAGTTGAATACTTTTTAACTTTGTAATTTGCTCCACCATTTGGAGTAGTAGTTTTCAGCCACAAGCTTCCGGTTGGTGCTGGTTCACTATCTCCTGTTTTATATTGTGGAACACTTGTATGTGGTGCAATAGTAAGCTTTGGAGCTTCATAAGTTGCTGCTGTTATACCTGCTACTGTAAGGATAGTTCCTGTACCGTTTGCAATTACAACGTCTGCACCAGTTGAATGTATTTGTAGTTTACCATCAACAGCTGCAGCACTTACACCCGAAATTGCCGCTGAGTTAATGTCACTAACTAAGCTAGCTACTGTTGTACCAGCTAGTGTAACTGTATTAGTATTAATAACAATAGTATTACCATTTATATAAGTTGGGTTAGATGCTGTTCCTACTACAGCTGGATGACTTGCTGCCCACGCTGTTGAACCAACTGCTACCCAGCTACCTGCTGCGCCTGCCGCAGTTACATGACCTGGTGTTTTATAGTAGTACTTGTTAGTAGTAGTAGTTGCATCTATACAGTATTCACCAATTGCACCAATTGACGTTTTTGGCACGCCTAATGCTAGATCTGATGTTGCTGTAATTACTTTAGTTGGTGCTTTAGTTGTAAATGATTGTCCGCCTAAAGTAGTTGCTAAGGCGCCATTCCATTCTAAAAGTCCATAAAGTGTGTTGCCTACGTCAAACCAATATGCTCCGTCTGCTGGCTCTCCGCCTGGCGCAGTTGCACTTGCTTCTAATTTTGCTAAGTCTAAATCGGCTCTTACTACATATGCTCTATTAGTTACTCCTAATAATGAGTAAGCAGCTTGTAAGCCATATTCGTTTAATTCTCCGCCGTGTATCATATTGCCATTAGCATCTGAATAAAAAGTTGGATCTCCAAAAGTTTCACCAAGCTCTCTTTGGCTAGTGAGTAAGTAAGGTTTCCCCGCATTTGCTTTAATTGTGCCTGCGGCAGTTCCTGCACCGGAACTGGATTTTTTATTGGAAGCTGTAGCAACAAAAATCATCGGTACTGTTCCAGCTGCTGCTGGAGTGTAGAAGCTCTCATCGATTACTTTGACTTCTACGCCTGGTGATACTAATGCCATTTTTATTTCTCCTATAAGGGTGTAGTTCTTCTAATTGTATTTATATTATTATCACTAAAACCATATGCATATCATGCCAAAAAAGGTGCCAAAAAGGTGAGATAAATATAGTATGAGACCTTTATGCACTTGTAAACAACGCCCGGCAGCAATAAACTATAAAAAGAACGGAAAGACGTATTATAGAAAATTATGTGAACGTTGTTTAAGGAATGGAGTAGGACATGGTATACCTAAATGGAAACAGTTAGGATATGAAAAGAAAAACTATTGTGAAAAATGTAATTTCAAAAGCAATCATGAAGAACAGTTTGATGTGTTTCATATAGACGGAGATTTACAAAATTGTAGACCGACTAACTTAAAAACAATTTGTGCTAACTGCCAACGTATTACGCAAAAATCTGGGGTTCGCTGGAAACAAGGTGATCTTCGACCTGACTTTTAAGATCTTCAATTGTACCATCATTGTATAAAATAGAATCAAATTTATCGTTAGTATCTATCCACTTATATTCGCTAGCATGAATATCATATGCTGACATAAGATTACTATCGTTATGATTATCTAAAATTGCACTGCCAAACCATTCAGGATCAGAACCACGCTTTACTTGCCAAATTTCTCCGCCGAGATCTCGAATAACATTTTGTTCATTACGAAATCTTACATCAGGAATAACAAATTCTGTGTCAGGATTATTAATTATTTTTTGCTTTACCATACTAACCCATATGCCGTCATAAAATCCATTACGCATGCAGTCAGTACCAAACTCTTGTAATACTAATCTAGGTGTAATAATTCTTCCTGTTTCTTTAGTCCAAAAGTCATCTTGTTCTTCTCGCCATTGCCTTGATCCAGGAGTATCTCCTTCTAGCAGTGGTCTGTTCCAGCCGAATAGTTCTGATACAGCGTCTTTTAATTTGTCTGCAAATGATATTTTTTCAAAACCGTATGTGTCTACAAGGTGATCGCTCACTGTACCTTTACCAGAACCAATAAGTCCACAGATACCAATAATCATACAAAGTCTCCTAAGTTAGTAGTATCTATATATTATACGATATTTTTAACGAGTTGTCAAGTGATTTTTAACCAATAGTAAAGCCGTAGCCTACACCGCCGCCAACTGCTAGAGCTACATCAGCTTCTAGCTTTTCTATTTCGGCTTGTGCTTCTGCTTTAAGGGCGTCACCATTTAATGTACTACCGCCTGCTGGACCAGCAATAGTAGCAAATTTTGAACGTGCCTCGCCTAGCATATATTTACAGCTAGCAAGAGTATAATCTTTAATCCATTGGCTAGCTAAGTAATCTAGTAGTAATTGTTCGTCTGGTCTATAGTTATATGCGTAAAGCAAAATTTCTTCGCTTGCTGCAGGCCGTTGTAGTAGAGTTAACTTTTTAGTAGTTGTGTTCCATTTAAATTCAATAAATGAACCAAACATTCTGCCTACTAATTCTTGGTGTTGAGAAAATAAATCATATGTTGCTAATCCTCCCATTTTTGAACCTGATAACAAATAAGTATTTGTATATGCCATATTAAATGGTTCAAATAATGAGCCGCCATCGCCGCCGCCTGTACGTGATCCTATTGAGCGTCTGAAAAGCTTCCTAACTTCTATTACTTCATTAGGTAATGTATATTCATTCTGATCTTCGACACAAGTTAAAAACAAGTATGATTCTTCTACGGAATTATCTGATCTTTGTCTAAATTTACTCAATGCTTTATCTAATGCTGTTTCGTAATGAATAGGATCTAATTCTACGTCAATCATTCCGCCACCCAATGAGGCGTTTACGTAATCATATACATTTTGCTTTGCTGTTGTGAGTGATGTCATTCTTTACTCTCCATATAGTATTTATCGTATCGATAAATATACATATGCCAAGACTATCTTTATATAAACCAGAACGCGGCAATGATTATCATTTTTTGGACAGACAAATCCAAGAAATGTTTACTGTTGGCGGAACTGATATTAACATACACAAATATTTAGGTGCAAAAAATCCTAGTACTGCGGAATCAACAGCAGACCAACCTAGATATGACGCAGTAAAAGAAACCAACATACAAGACTTACTATTTCTTGAAAATAGAGATAGGAAATACGATCCTGACGTTTATACAATGCGAGCTGTATATAATGTACAGGATATTGATTTTGATCTATCACAATTTGGTTTATTTTTAAGCAATGATACATTGTTTATGACTATACACATAAACAGTAGTGTAAAAACTCTTGGTAGAAAAATTATGAGCGGTGACGTTATAGAATTGCCGCATTTAACTGACGAGTATGCTCTAAACGATTATGACGTAGCATTAAAACGCTTTTATGTTGTAGAAGATGTAAATCGTGCTGCAGAAGGATTTAGTCAAACTTGGTATCCACATTTATATAGGCTCAAGCTAAAACAAATATACGATACACAAGAATACAAAGAAATTTTAGATTTACCTGCAAGCGAAAATTCAGACAGCACTCTTAGAGATGTATTATCTACATATGAAAAAGAAATGCAAATCAACAGGGCAGTTGTCGCACAAGCAGAATTAGATGCGCCTAAGAGTGGATTTGATATAAGTCATTTTTATACTGTTGCAAAAAATGATGACGGTTCTGTTGCGTTACAAACTGCTGATCAAGAAGACTTAGATGCGTCAATGATTAACACTACAGCTGACGAAATAGCTGATAGGCCAGATCGAGAGGGATATTCAGGATATCTTGTAGGCACAGGAGATGTTGCTCCTAATGGTGCACCTTTTGGATTTGGCATTGCATTTCCTAGAGATAATATGGATGGCGACTTCTTTTTGCGTACAGACTTTTTACCTAACAGAATGTTTAAATATGATGGCAATAGATGGGTAAAACAAAATGACGACATTAGAATGACACTAAGTAACACACTTGAAAAGCAAACACAAAAATCAAGCTTTATAAACAATACTAATCAAAGCACTATAAACGGCGAAGTTGTTGAAGAGCGTCAAAGCCTGTCTAAGGCACTTAGACCAAAAAAGGATAACTAATGCGACATTTTTATGACGGACAAATAAGACGTTACACTACTCAAATGATGCGTATTCTAAGTAACTTCCCTGTGATAGATGGTGATGGGCAAACCAAAGATGTGCCTGTTATGTATGGAGATTTAACTAGGCAGGTAGCTAATATTATAAGAGAGAACAGCGAAAATAAATTACCTAGTGCTCCTAGAATTAGCGTTTATATAACTGGGCTAGAACTAGATAAAGATAGACTAACAGATGCTACATATACTAGAAAAACTAATATACGAGAAAGAGCATATGATGATGTTAATAAAGAATATTTAAATACTGAAGGTAAATCTTATACTGTAGAACGCCTAATACCTACACCATATTTAATGAGAGTAAACGCTGATATTTGGGCAAGCAATACTGATCAAAAACTGCAATTACTAGAACAGATACTAGTGTTGTTTAATCCTAGTTTAGAAATGCAAACTACAGATAACTTTATTGACTGGACTAGTATTACTGCCGTAATTTTAGAAAATGTACAATGGAGTAGCAGAAGTGTTCCTGTAGGAATCGATACAGAAATTGACATTGCTACACTAACATTTAGTTTGCCAATTTACATTAGTCCTCCGACTAAAGTTCGTAAAATGGGTGTTATTACAAATATTATTACTAGCATGTTTGATGAAACTACTGGTACAATCGAAGATGGAGTATCACGTCCTGAATTAAATGCTTACGATGATGTAAGCTTGCCGGGCACATCTACAGACAGCAGAGGCACTAGAGTTGATTCATTAGTAGGCGGTCATAGTGCTAATGTAAACTTTGCACAGTGGGGAGTATATGTTAATCAAGGATCTGCACAACTTGTAGCAAATGGAATGGTTGGTGTTAAAAATTGGAGAGAGATATTTACAGCATTGCCTGGTACTTATGCCGCAGGTGTAAGTAGAATATACTTAACTAGTAATGATAACACAAAAACGGTTACAGGTACATTTGCACTAAATCCTTTAGATGAAGGTTCTATTGCTATTGATTTTGATACAGACAGTTTCCCTTCAGATGATATTATTAGTAGTGCATTAGGTGATAGGACATCAATAGATTATATTATAGATCCTTTAAATTATGATCCTACATCTATTAAGACATCTGGGTTACGTATATTACTTCTAGATGATATAGGTGGCGCTTCTGCTACACAAGTATCTTCAGCTTGGGCTAATGATAACGGTACTGGCTTAGTTGCTAGTGCGAATGATATTGTAGAGTGGGATGGTAGCAAATGGAATATTATCTTTGATGCTTCAACTATAACTTCTACAACATATGTAACAAATTTAAATACACAAGTACAATATAGATTCAAAAACAATGAATGGTTACTAAGTATTGACGGTGACTATCCAGTTGGCACATGGAGAATTGATCTCTTTGGCTAATTATTTGTATGGATGCAAATATAGTATGTAGTGGAGCCTTATTTTATACACTATCAACAAATAGATTTTTATTTTTACACCGTAGAAATGGTAAAAAATCTGATGTTTGGGGATTAGTTGGTGGCACAAATGAAGGTACAGAAACACCCTGGGAAGGTTTGAAACGAGAAATTGTTGAAGAAATAGGTGATGTTACTACTATTAAAAAAACACTTCCGTTAGAAAGTTTCCTCAGCAATGACAAAAAATTCCTGTTCCATACATATCTATGCGTAGTAAAAGATGAATTTATTCCGCAATTAAATAAAGAACATGATGGATATGCTTGGTGTAGTTTTACAAAATGGCCAAAGCCTTTACATCATGGATTGCGTAATACCCTCCAAAGTAAAATTAATCTTAGCAAGTTAGAAACTGTCTTTCAAACTATTAATTTA